ACATGCAGACTTCTGGGGGTAAAACCTATGAGGAAAGCATGGAAGAGGGCATGGAGACTCTCGGCCAGCAGTTCAAAGAAGTAAGTAGCACTCGCCTTGACCGCTCCCAACTGGGGGCGGATTACAACATCCTCGGCTATACCTACGTCATGTTCCGCAACCGCGCTGGAGTTACCAGCGGGGTGTACAAGTACGGTCCCATGCCCCTTCATGTGTATCGTAGTTATCGGGAGTTCACTTCAAAGGGTCAGGGAGTCCGTCGCATCCTTGAACCTTTTGGCTACACTAAGTCTTCTTGGCCCGTCTAAAAGAAGGATCACAACATGAAGTCATTTTTGGTGATGTCAGCGTGGCTGGCGTCAGTCGTCTGGCTTGGTATTGGTGTCGTTAATTGGGACGCGATGGCGATCCCAGCGCTGATTATCGCGTCCCTGTTGGGTTTTGCGATCTTCAAAGACACCATGAACACTGTGCAGGCCGTGGGGCCCATTTACTGGATCACTCGTGATCTGGTGCCCGCAAACACCCCACTGATCGGTCTTGGTTTCATGCGCCAAACATCGTACCCATGGCGCATTGGTAAAGGCATCCAGATCAGATTGCCTCGCCATGTTTTTCAGATTGGGTTCTGTGTTCGCCCCGCCGAGTTCTCTGACAATGACGGGTTGCTCCACGCTCTCAAGGGGCGGTTCCTTGAGCACAAGGCAGAGGACATCCGATCATGGGATTGAGGCGCAAGAAAGAAAAGGACCTACCCAAGGTTGCCCGCATTGAGAAGATGAGCAATGCGGAACTCGCCTCATGGGGAGAGCAGTCCCTAGTGTACCTCTGCGTTGCGTTTGACAACTGGAAGTACCACGGCCATGCCCATACGGAAGTGCTCAGGGCAACCGAGACGCTTCACACGTTGTTAAACGAGGTGGATAAGCGAAGTCGCTTGTCGTAATGCTGAGACGGTACGGCGGACGCCGAAGTTAACCGTACTTTAAAAACTCAGTGCCTCACATATTAATAAAATGGATAGATTAGGAAATGCCCCCGTGAGGGGGCATTTTCATTTATACTTACTCTTATGACTGATCTATCAGATGTTGAAGAACCCGAGGTATCCGAGGACATTGGGGATTACCCGCAGGACGAACTTGACGAAACATCAGCAGAATTCGTTGACCAATTGGTTATGAAACTAATCGTGTTTACGGAAGAGTTCTGTAATGTCACCTTGTTCCCCTATCAGGTGCCGATTGCCTACCGAATTATTGAGTCAATCGTGCTGGGTGATGGTGAAGAACTGACGCTGGTGGCCACACGCCAGTCGGGTAAGTCCGAGGTTCTTTCTAATGTGATGGCCTCCATGATGGTCATCCTCCCCCGTCTCTCTAAGGTTTACCCAACATGGCTCGGTAAGTTTGAGAAGGGCTTCTGGTGTGGTGTGTTTGCCCCTGTGGAAGATCAGGCTGACACGGTATTTGGGCGTATTGTCAGCAAGTTGACCAGCGAGCACGCCATGGACTTCTTGTTGGACCCGGAGATTGACGACAAGGCATCCTCGGGTGGAGCCCGCGGTAAGGGCCGGATCATCAGCCTTAAAAAGTCTGGGTCGCTCTGCCGAATGCAGACTTGTAACCCTAAGGCCAAGATTGAATCAAAGACTTACCACTTTGTCATGATTGACGAGGCTCAGGAAGCCGACGAGTTCATGATTTCAAAGTCCATCAAGCCAATGTTGGCCTTCAATAACGGGTCCATTGTTCTGACGGGTACTGCTACCCGTAATAAGTCATACTTCTACAAAATGATTCAATTTAACAAACGGCGTGACACAAACGCTCGCCGTGGCCATCGCCAAGCACACTTTGAATATGACTGGCGCACAGCGGCTAAGTACAACGAAAACTATGCCAAGTTCATCGCCAAAGAAAAGACCCGCATCGGTGAGGACTCAGACGAGTTCCAGATGTCCTACTGCAATAAGTGGATTCTGGAGAAGGGCATGTTTGTCACCGAGGAGCGCATGGAGCGCCTCTATGACCCGTCCATGACCCTGATTAAGAAGTGGTGGCGTAGCCCCATCGTTATGGGCATAGACGTAGCCCGTACAAACGACTCCACGGTCGCCACGGCGGTCTGGGTGGACTGGGATCACCCGGACGGGTTTGGCTTCTTTGAGCACCGTGTTTTGGACTGGCTGGAGATCAACAATGTTGAGTGGGAACAGCAGTACTTTGAGATTATTGACTTCATCCGTAACTTTGATGTCTACCGCATCGGGGTGGACTCACAGGGCGTCGGAGGAGCCGTCACAGAGCGCCTCCAGTTGCTCCTCCCCGAGATTGAGGTGGTGGCTGTCTCGTCGGACGCCAAGGCTCAGAACGAGCGCTGGGTCCATCTCATGGAACTTATCCAGCGTGAGCAACTGATTATTCCGGGTCATTCTAAGGCCCGGAGGACCCGCTCTTGGAAGAAGTTCAACCAGCAGATGTGCGACTTGGAAAAGGTCTACCGAGGACCGTACCTGCTGGCGGCGGCTCCGGACGAGAAGGGGGCGTTTGACGACTTCCCCGATTCCTTGGCTATTGCGTGCTCTATGACCGTGCTAGACGTAATGCCGATGGTTGAATCTTTTAACTCTCCCTTCTACACATGAAATATGGTACGATAGAGACCACAAGGACCCTTATTAGGAGGAAACCCTACATGACAGTTGCACCCGTTCCCATGTTCCCTGAGAAGGGCACTCCCATGTTTGAACGCTCTTTCGCTCCGAGCATCCCGGGCAACCGTGGACCGCTTCGTTTTGAGGAAGGCGTTGCGACCGACACCGACGTCCCTTACGACTTCGGCGTTGGCGCTTACGAGGACACCGCCCCCTCGCCCATGCGGATGAACCACAACAACCCGGAAATGTTCTACAAGTACGCTGAGGAGACCATGCGTGAGCGTGCCCACGTTGGCTCGGCTTCGTGGATTGAGGCCCCGACCGTGCTCGGTGAGTTCGTTCAGGGTTCCATGGCTGGCGACATGATGCCGCAGTTTGAGTACTCGTACAACACGGGTGGTCACATGAACCGCCCGAATCCGACTGTCGTCTACGACTGATATGTACGGCACCGAGAACTTCTCGGTGACTTACCCGAAACCCATCAGCGCCATCGGGGAGTCCCCGCAACTATCGTCCTATACGGAGATGGCGAGCCGCTTCGCCCGTGTGCGGAGCGGCTTGGGTGGTCAGACATCACGTTCGTACATCAGTAACACCTCCGTCCCGAGCCCGTTTGTGCCTAGCCCCCTCGGGGGCAAGCGGGCATTGCTGGAGCCCCGGAAGTTGGAAGGCATGGGTGAATTTGTTCTTGACCCCATGCAGAACTTCAAGCCCGAAAAACTGGACTTGGAGGGTTACAAATACGGTGGCGTGCACATGCCTATAACTCCTAATAAGTCCAGCGGCGCCAGTATCCGGCGTAAGGGCATCAGTGCGTATAAGCGCCAGCAGGCAGGCAAAAACCCAAGCCAACCCCCCAAGCAACGAAAAAAGGCATACTGATGGCTAAGAAAGAAACAGCGCCGAAGGCTCCTAAGAAAAAAGTAGCAACTCCAAAAAGGGTTGCTTCTGAAGGCGATAGCCCTGCCGATCCCGGGTATCCCTTGCCTAAAAGGGCTCTCTCATACCGTGATTTTGATGAGGGGGACAGACCACTCATTGATACTGCTATGGAAGAAGTCGGAACTCGTGTGTATGGGTCACCAATACGCATGGCAGACGCGGTGGCCACACGGGTAAACGCGGTTCAAGCGGCCATTGGGCGTATGGCCCCCGGGTCGCATGCCCCTGAAGGAACGCTTTGGTACGGCGAACACCAGAGGGGATACCGTCAAGTTGCTGACAGGACTGGCACTCGCATTGGAAGCATTATTGATGCTGGTGCTATCACCAGTGCTCGTAACTCGCCTGCTAAAGAGCGACTATCCGCTGAATCAGCGGGCCATATCGCCGCTAAGCCTGATCGCATGGTAACAATTACACCTGACATGGTCCCCCACATGGGTAACCCAGACATAACTGCAAAAGATCACCGCATCGGTGATCTAACGGACACTGACGTTGCCCACATTGGGTACGCAGAAACACAAGCACTTAAATCCCGTGGGTTAGTGGATAAGCAAGGTAACGCCCTTGCTTCTGAGCGGTTTACTCCGCGAGAAGTTACTGGTGTTACATTGGATTCAGCAGGCCGCGAACACGCCATTAAGGCTGTCGCTGTCACTCGCGGAAAAACATTTGATGAAGTTACTAAAGGATCAACTCCTAAAACTCGTAACTATGCTCGCGCAGGACACATCGCCAGTGATCCTGAGGACAGGTACAACACTGAGGTATTCCGAAGGATGGCTCAAACACCTACGTTTATAGAATCCGATGGAAGAGGTGGCCACACCACATTCCGTCAGGGTCATCTATGGACAGCGGCTGATGAAACGGGTTTTGACCCAAGTACCGCAGTGGGTGCTGACGAAAGTGTTGAAGACTATGTGATGAACGCGATGACGGCACATGAAGCCGCGTCTCGTGGAACCACTGGTAAGAAGGCCAGAGCGGCACAGGAAGATATAAAAGTAGCAAAAGGCAGAGGTGTGTTTGATCCGTCAGTTGATCCTGAGGAGATTAGGCATGCTTTTAACGAAGAAGCCACGCGGCGAGCCGCCGCACATTTTGGTCTTCATGGGGAAAGCATTACCCCACGAGCCGCTCAAGCCATTGCTTGGACAGAGTACCGTCGGCACACTCTTGGCGAAGATGATGAATATAATAGACAACAAAAAGAACTTGCTAAAGAAGCAAAAGCAGTAAAGTCAACTACTCCTGTCGCGGGGCCTGCGCCAGTCGCACAACCCACCCCTGAGGAAAAAGGACAACTCACGCTTTTCTAATTGTTATGTCAATAGCGCTGATTTCAGGGCTCTGATAACCTCTCCTTCCCAACGATATAAGGAGAGACAAATGCACCCCGGAGATGCAGAACTGCTTGGAACATACTTGACACGAATTGCCCCCAGAGGCTATCAAGAGGAGCAGGAAGTGCTACGGTTACTGTCAGTGCTTGAGAGCATCCAGAAGAAGTCTTACCATAAGGAGCAGAAAGTTGAGCGAGTTAAGTAAGGAGTTACTCTCGCGTACGCCCGTGAACTGGGGTTGCGCTATTGCGACTCTACGCGGAAGTCTTAGTGACGAAGACAGGGTCACGCTTGATGCATCTCTTGACCGTATTGCGGCAGACACTGGTCGCGGTAGGTCTAAGGTGTATTCGTCAGCATGGCTAGAGAAAGTGCTAAACAATCACGGGCACTCAATCAGCAGAAGCACGATTGAGCGACACATAAAAGGGAAGTGCAGTTGTGACAAGTCTCAGCGATGACCTCAACACACCGCCGTCAAAGGTGACTCTCGGCAAGATTGCTGAGTTGTTGAACCGAAACAACATTGACGTTGACGAGGTGGGCTCTATCAAGCGAGTCTCCCTCTACCAGAGCATGATCAAGAATGACGTTGGTCAGGCCGAGGTCCACGACCTCATGGGCATCCAGTTCAACCCCAAGTGGGCTGACGGTCCCGAGTGGCCGGTGGTACAGCCCGGGCCCGCAATCAAGTTGCCCGCTCGTAAGGCCACCGCCAAAGACACCGATGGCTACAAGACGGCGGTCATTCTCCCCGACATGCAGATCGGCTATTATCGGGGACCCAACGGACTGGAGCCTACGCATGACGAAGAAGCGCTTGCCATTGCTTTGGCAATTACCCGAAAACTTAACCCCGATAGAGTCGTCATGGTCGGAGATAATCTGGATTTCCCCGAGTTTGGAAAGTACCGGCTATCTAGTGCCTACGCTCTCACAACCCAAGCCTCAATTGACCGAGCAACCACGCTCTGCGCGGAAGTTCGGGCGGCGGCACCGAACGCAGAAATAGATTGGATTTCAGGTAACCATGAGGAACGCCTTAGTAACTTCCTTCTTGACAACGCGAAAGCCTCGTTCGGTATTCGGAAGGGTAACACTCCAGATTCTTGGCCTGTGCTTAGCGTTCCTTATCTATGTCGTTTTGATGATTACGGGGTTAACTATGTGGCTGGCTATCCGGCTGGACAGGTCTGGATTAACCAAAGGCTTAAAGTCATTCATGGCAACAAAGTGCGGTCTAACGGTTCAACCGCTCACGCCTACCTCGACGACAGCAAAGTCTCCGTCATCTACGGGCACATACATCGCCGTGAGTGGAGCGAAAAGACCCGACAGGACTGGGACGGTGCAAAGACCGTCATGGCGGCGTCACCGGGGACGCTAGCCCGTTGTGACGGGGCTGTACCCAGCACCAAGGGCGGAATTGACTTGGATGGGCGCCCCCTGACCATCGTAGAGGACTGGCAACAGGGCCTCGGCGTGGTCACTTACGAGGAAGGCGAAGGCCAGTTCTGGTATGAGCAGGTCCCGATCCATAATACGAGCGCCTTTTTCCGTGGTAGGGTTTATCAGCCGTAATAAGGGGATCGCCATGTCAAGAAAGAACAAGATCAAGGCAGTTATGGTGGTCTGGGATGACGCTTTTGACGGTCCCGGTGGTTGGGTGTACCCCGATAAGTACCGCCCCTTTATCGTTGACCCAATCACCATTGGGTGGTTGCTGAACAACGACGATGAGAAGTACCTGACTCTCTACTCCTCGTATTACTATGACGAGGATGGTGCATTAATATGCTCAAATCCTATGCACATTCCTCGTGGTATGATTAAGTCCATTACTCCCATTAAAACGAGGAAGATCGGGGGCCGGTAATGGCACGACGCAAGGCACGAGGTAAGCGAGCGGGTCTCCGCCGAGGAGAGTTGTCGGAAGCCGAGGTTACCGCGTACGGCCCCCAGCAACCCGGTGAGGGCTTCTCCATCCGTACCTCTGGTCGTGGCGCCGGTCGTCCCGCTCGTAGCGTATTTTCGGTTGGGTACGCTCCTGAGGCAGGCCGTGGTGCTGAAGTCGCCATAGACCCCCGAGAGCCCGCTCCCGCGCAGTTGCTTGCGTTTAACCGTGCTAATGCCGAGGTCCTTGGTACCCCCGGTGCCAACATGATCCAAGGCGGGTGGCACGACCCGAGCAGTGGCGTTGTTCAGCAGGACACTTCAGTTTCCCTGCCCCTGACCGCCTCTGGTCTTGAAGCCGCTATGCACATTGGGGCGCAGAGCCGACAGGAAGCAATCGGCATGCTTGGGCCCAACGCCAATAAATCGTATATTCGGGATATCAACATCCCTAAGCACCTGCAACCCGATCAGTTTTGGCATGAGGGCACCAGCCCGAAGGTGGAGCAGAAGTTTGCCGTGGACTCTGCTGGTGTCGCAAAGCGCCGTGTGGCCATTACCCCAAGTCGTGATGAAATGATTGGCGTAGAAGCCGGAATTATTGCTGACGAACTGGGCCTAACTAAGGACTAATACTGAATGCCTGTTGATT